GATTCTTTCCGGGTCGCCGCAGATACTCGGGGCGAAGGTCATGCAGCAGGTGGTTGCCGGGCAGACTGGCACGTACTACGAACTCGCCTGTCAGATCACCGCCGCGGACGGTTTCACGAAATACGTCCTGGCCGACGTGCTCCCACTGATCGCCGCCTGATCCGCTACCGAAACGGCAGGAATTGGTGTAGCATCCCCGCAACATGCCTTCAACCACGTGGAAACGCCCATGAAGCTCTACGCCCAAATCAGCAAGACCGAGGCGCAGGACGACGGCACCGTGAAGGTGTGGGGCTATGCCTCCACCGGGTCGGTTGACGCCGACGGCGAGACGGTTACGTCAGAGGCCATGAAGTCTGCGCTGCCGGACTACATGAAGTGGGGCGCCGTACGTGAAATGCACAACACGCAGAAGGCCGCCGGTACGGCGATCGAGGCGAGCGTTGGGGACGACGGCAGAACCTACTTCGGCGCGCACGTGGTCGACAGCGAGGCCGTCAAAAAGGTCAATGCCGGCGTCTACAAGGGATTCAGCATTGGTGGCAAGGTCACGTCGCGCGACGACGTGAACAAGTCGATCATCAAGGGGATCAAGCTGGTCGAAGTGTCTCTCGTGGACCGCCCGGCAAACCCCGAGGCCATCTTCACGCTGATCAAGGCCGACGGTGAATTGGAAGACGCGCCGACGCGCACGCCCGAGGAAGATGTGACCGAGTTGGCCGCAATTCTGGACAAGGGCGAAGTGACTCCGGCCGATGTGCTCGCGCTCATCAAGGCCGCCAAGGAGGCGCCCGCAAAGCCGGCCCCGGTGCTGGACGCGGAGGCGAAGGCGAAGATCGCGAAGGGCATGAGCAATGTTGCCCGGCTCGCTGGCCTACTCAAAGAGACCTTCTGGCTGGTTGCCGATCAGGTCAACGAGACCGAACGCGAGGGCGACGGATCGCAGGTCGCGGCTGCGCTCAAGGACTGGCTCGATGCCGGCGGCAAGATTCTGACCGACATGGTGTCGGAGGAAGTCGCCGAACTGATGGGCCCGGAAGGCGCCGACTACGACGGCCCCGGCATCATGCTCGCCGAGACCGCCATGGCGATCTACCAGCGCAAGCGTGCCGCTGACGTGACGAAGGCTGGCAAGGCCCTGTCTGCGTCGTCCATGAAACACATTCAATCCATTCACGACGCGAGCGCGGCGCTCGGCGCCTGCGCAGGAACGGCCAAGGCCGAACACGCGGTTGACCTCGCCAAGGCCCGGAGAGACCACGCTGACGCGCTGATCGAGCTACGCAAGGATTCCGGCGCCGCCGAGGGCGAGGCGATCGACGTTGCCATCAAGCGCCTCGCTGCCCGGGCGGCTGAGGTTGACCCTCTCGCCAAACAGCTTTCCGAGTCTGTCGCCGAAGTCGCGCGCCTCAAGGCGCTGCCGGCCGCCGGCAAGGCGCTGCTCAAAGTCATCGGCAAGGGCGAAGACCTTGGCGGCGGCGCCGACCCGAAAGAGGTTCAGCCAATCGTCAAGTCTGACGGGTCCGTCGATCAGGTCGCCACGCTCATCAAATCCATCCACGCAGGCCGGTAAGCGGTCGTTTTGAAACCTTTCACCTTCATCTTCACCGGGAGAAATAACCCATGAATGCAGTCACCACCGCCGAAACCCTTGCCCTGGTCAAAGCCGCGCAAGTCACGCCCGACGACCTCATCAAGTCGTTCGTGCAGCCGAGCACTTCCGTCACCGGGCTGCAAGCCTACAACCTCGAAGCGCCGGCCAAGAATCTGTACCCGATTCTGACCCCGCTGCGCAACGCCATCGCGCGCATCGGCGGCGGCTATGCGTCGCAAGCGAACTGGAAGGCGATCACCAACATCAACGTCGCCAATCAGCGCATGGGCCTCGCGGAAGGCAAGCGCGGTGGCGTAATCACCCACACCCAGGTCGAGTTTCTTGCGGCCTTCCGTGGGTTCGGTCTGGAAAACAACGTCACGTTCGAGGCGCAATACGCCGGCAAGAACTTCGACGATATCAAGGCCCTCGCGGTGTCGCAACTGCTGTCGGCCACGATGATCGGCGAAGAAAAGCTGATCCTTGGCGGCAACACCAGCTTGGCGCTTGGTACCACGCCGACGCCGACGCTGACGACCTCGACGACCGGCGGCTCGCTGGCCGCGGCCACCCAGTCGGTGATCTGCGTCGCGCTGGGCCTGCAAGCCTACCTCGACCTAGCCGGATCGAACAACGGCGGCATTGGCCAGTCGTTCGTCGGGGCTTCGTCAATCCTGTCTGGCCAGATCACCCGGACCAATACGGACGGCACGACCGACGTGTTCGGCGACGGCTCGGCGCAGAAGTCGGTGGCCGCGACGCAAGCAACGACTGGCTCGACCTCAACCGTGACCGCATCCGTCACGCCGGTTGTCGGCGCGGTCGGGTATGCGTGGTTCATTGGAGTGGGCGGATCGGAGCGCTTGAACGCGCTGAGCACGATCAACAGCGTCGTGATCACCGCGCCCTCGAACGGCGCGGCGCAACTGGCCTCGACTCTGGCCGCGAGCGACAACAGCACTTCCAGCCTGGACTTCGACGGCCTGCTCACGCAAGCCTTCAAGGCCGGCTCGAACGCCTACGTTGCCACGCAAGCCAGCGGCGTCGCCGGCACCGGTGTCGGCCTGACCGCTGACGGCGCCGGTGGTGTGTCCGAGTTTGAGGCTGCCTTCGCCTCGTTTTACAACAAGTACCGCCTCAGTCCGAGCGTCATCTATGTCAATTCGCAAGAGTTGGTGAACCTGACCAAGAAGATCGTCGGCAACAGTGGCGCCCCGCTGTTGCGTTTGATGAACGAGGCCAACGTCGCGGCCGGCAACATCGTCGCCGGCACCAAGGTCGGTTCGTATCTGAACAAGATCACGGGCGATATCATCCCGATCGTGGTGCATCCCAACATGCCCCCAGGCACGATCTTCTTCTACACGAAGACGCTGCCATACCCGCTGTCTGGCGTCGGCGAAGTGGTCCGGATGCTGATGCGGCAGGACTACTACCAACTGGAATGGCCGCTCAAGACCCGCAAGTACGAGTACTTCGTGGGCGCCGACGGCGTGTTGCAGCACTACGCCCCGTTCAGCATGGGGATCATCACCAACATCGCGAACCTCTAACGTGAAGCTGAAAGCCGCGCCCGGCGTTGCCGGCATCGCCCTCATGGGAGTCGAGTACGTCAATGACAGCGATGGCTGCATTGTCGTGCCCGACGACCTCGTGGGCGCCGCGCGGTCGGGCGGCTATTCAATCCCTGTCGCGCCCGCGCGCGGCCGTACGACGCCGGCCATCGACCCGCCAGCGGCAGAGTGACGCATGGCTGCGGGCGACCTCACCACGCTCCCGAACGTCAAGCAGTGGAACAGCATCACCGCGATTGGCGACGATGCGCTGCTGACCCGGCTGATCACGTCGGTTTCCACGTTCATCAGGACGTGGCTGAACCGACAGCTTGACAGCGCGGTTTACACGGAGAGTTACGACGGGCTTGGCGGCACGCGCCTGTCGGTGGCGAACCACCCGATCACGGCCGTTGCGAGTGTGACGATCGACAACCTCGTGGTGCCGTTGTCGACCTCACCGACAGTCGCCGGATTTACGTTCGATGCCTACGGCATCCTATTGCGGCAGGGCTACAGGTTCGTGCGTGGGCAGGCCAACGTGTCTGTGGTTTACACCGCCGGCTACGCGACGATCCCCGAGGAAATCGAGCAGGCTGCGGTCGAACTGGTCACACTGCGCTATGTCGAACGGCGCCGGCCGGGTGTTTCATCGCAATCGGTGGGAGGCGAAAACCTCAGCTATCGAGACGTGGACATGACGGATTCCATCAAAACACTGCTGAGGCAGTACAAAAAGGTGGCCCCGACATGATCGCGGGGGTCGTTCGAGGCGGGGACCAGACGGTGGCGATCCTGCGATCGTTCGGGCATTCGATGCCCGATCGCGTGGCGCGAGTAGTCGGAGAGTTCGGCCTTGATGTGCTGGCGCACGCCAAGACCAACGTCGTCGTGAAGACCGGGCGCCTGAGCCGTTCGATTCACTTGGAAATGACGCGCGAGCCGACATTCGTGCGGGGCACCGTCGGCACGAATGTCGAGTACGCCGGGATGATCGAGTTCGGATTCAAGGGCGCCGAAAGCGTGCGCGCTCATCTGCGGCAGATCACGCAAGCCTGGGGCCGCCAGATCGCTCCAATGTCGGTGTCGGTACGTCAGCACTCGCGGAACGTCAATCGCCCCGCTAAGCCCTATTTGCGGCCCGCCCTGGCACAAGCGTCGCCGCCGCTGTCTGAGCGTTTGTCCGCCATTCGGATCGCGGCATGACACGCGAGCCGATCATGGTCGCCCTGTTCGCCAAGCTGTCGGCGATTCCTGGGGTGATCACAAGCTCGCGCGTGCTGGAAACGATCGCCAGCGTATCGCCCGCGGAGCAGCCTGCATTGTTCCTGGCGCCGCGATCGCAGGTCGCGATGCGGGTGCGCGGCCTGCCGACGCGATGGGTGATTGATGTGGCGGTGTACGTCTACACCAACCGGGGCAACGACTTGACGGTCGTACCAGATACCGCAATGAATACGATTCTCGATGCGATCGAGGCGGCGCTTGAGCCGGCGCCGGGGGTTGAAGTACAAACGCTCGGGGGGCTGTGCGATCAGGTGCTGATCGAGGGCGTCGTCGAAACCGATGAAGGTGCGCTTGGTGATCAAGCCATCGCTATCGTTCCTGTCAGAATCCACGTTTCAAAGTAGGAGAACTCATCATGCAAAATATCTTCGGCTCAGGCGTTCTTTTCGGCACTCCGCTCACGGACTTCGCTGGCGCGGCGATCGCCAACCCGACGCCGGTGCAATTCGGCATCGCGCAAGAAATCTCGCTGGACATTTCGTTCGACACCAAGCTGCTCTATGGTCAGCAGCAGTTCCCGGTCGCGCTCGGGCGCGGCAAGGGCAAGGTCACGGGCAAGGTCAAGAATGCGCAGGTTTTCGGTGCGCTGTTCAACTCGATCATGTTCGGCCAGTCGCTGGCCAGCGGCATCATCAGCGACGTGTACGACACGGTTGGCAAGGCCATTCCCGCGACCCCGTTCACCATCACCGGGTCCACGAGCGATTCTGCGATTACCTTCCTGATCCCGAACGCGGGCACGTGGGTCGCAGACCTTGGCGTGCGCAACGCATCAGGCGTGCCAATGACCCGCGTCGCTTCGGCTCCGGCTACTGGTCAGTACAGCGTGTCGGCTGGTGCCTACGTGTTCGCCGCCGCGGATACTGCGCTGGTTGTGTACATCAACTACCAGTACACCGCGACCTCGACGGTGGCGAAGAAGTCGACGCTGACCAATCCGCTGCT